AGCAGTTTAAAGATTGCGTAATAATGCTATATTTTAAATAGCTTACATCTTTTATGTCTAAGGGAGTATCTCTTACCAAGAAGGACAAAGACCCAACAGGGGGTCTGACTGCTTCTGGTCGTAGGAAATATAACCGAGCAACAGGTGGAAACTTGCAAGCACCTGTTACAAAAAAGACAGGTCTTTCGCCTAGACAAAAATCAAGAAGGAAATCTTTTTGTGCAAGAATGTCAAAAGCAAAAGGACCATTAAAGAAAGATGGCAAGTTAACTCGCAAAGCTCTTGCACTACGCAAGTGGAATTGTGGGTCAGTATAAATTAACAAAGTAGAAATCTAAATATCTAAGTGCCTGATGCGTCAGATACCACTTGTGAGAAAGGATTGAAACGAAGTTAGTTACTCAAATTTGTAAACATTAATCAAGGAGTTTTCCTATGGCTAACGCCACAGTCTCTCGCCTTGGTTTGGTTAATAATTCTGGTACAGGCTTTGATGCCCTTTTCCTTAAAATTTTTTCAGGTGAGGTCCTAACTGCGTTTGCCAGAAATAACATTTTCAACGAGCAACTTCATTCAGTTCGTACTATTACAAGTGGTAAGTCAGCACAGTTTCCTGTTTTAGGAACTGCTACTGCTGCGTACCATACAGTAGGTACTCCTCTCGTTGGAGCAAACCAAATCTTGGCAAATGAAAAGATTATCAACATAGATGATCTTCTAATTGCACAAAGTTTCGTTGCTAACATTGACGAACTAAAAAATCATTATGACGTAAGAGCAACTTACGCTGATGAGCTTGGTAAAGCACTTGCTCGTACATACGATCAAAACGTAGCCAAGCAAATAGCAAATGCTTCAAGAGCATCTACAAACCTTACAGGTGGTAATGGTGGTCTTGTATTAACACTTGCTAATGGTAATACTGCGTCAGCAAACGTAACTGGTGATGAGATAGCAGCAGCTATCTATGACATTGCACAGACATTTGATGAAAGAGACATCCCACCTACAGATCGTTTCTGTGTATTACCACCTGCTGAGTACTACAAACTTGCTGAATCTGCTACTAGAACAGTAGACGTTGACTTTAACCCTGGTGGTAATGGTTCGTTTGCTTCTGGTAAGATCCAACAAGTTGCTGGCATCCCTGTAATGATGTCTAACAACGTACCTCAAGCAAACGTAGGATCTAACCCAAGTGGTGCTAATAACACTTACTCAGGTGACGATAGTAAAACTATTGGTCTTGTCTTCCATAAGTCTGCTGTTGGTACAGTAAAGCTAATGGATATGACAACTGAGATCTCTGGTTCTGACTACGGAATTATGTATCAAGGTACATTAATGGTTGCTAAGTATGCATTAGGTCATGGAATCCTAAGACCAGAATGTGCAGCTACTATTAAGTTATCTGCTTCTTAATTGCAATTTATAGGGTATCTTATTATTAGATACCCTTTTTTTTATTATGTATTCATCAAAGAAAAAGAAAAAAAAGAAAGGTGGGAGAGACTCACTTAAAATAAAAAAGTACTAAATCATGGCTGTAGCTGCAACCACCGAACTTGAAGCTATCAACATTATGTTGGCTGCTATAGGAGAATCACCTGTTAACAGTCTTATTGGTACTCTTCCTGTAGACGTAAAATTAGCTCAATCAACTCTTACAGAATTTAATAAAGAGATTCAATCAGAAGGTTGGTCTTTTAATACTGAGATAGATGTAACTCTTACTAGAGATGACTCTAAACAAATAGCTCTATCACAAGACATTTTAAGGATTGATGCAAACATACATCAACACCCAACGATTGATCCTATACAACGTGGTTTAAAATTATATGACAGGTTAAATAATAAATTTGAATTTGATGAAGATTTGATTTGTACTGTTATCTATCTAAGAACTTTTGAAGAGATACCAGAACCAGCAAGAAGATATATTAACATTAAAGCTGCAAGAGTTTTTGTCGATAGATTAGTTACTGATGATGGGTTAAGAACTTATACAGGACAAGATGAAACTAGGGCAAGAGCTATACTAATGGAAACAGATTTAGCAAATGGAGATCACAACTTACTTAGAGGTGATCCTTCATTAACAAGTGTCTTTGATACTTATTCACCAGCAAACGGACTTATTAGATAACTATGGCTGTAGTTTCAAGAGCAATACCTACTTTACTAAGAGGTGTATCACAAGCTGCTGACTCTACAAAGCAAGCTGACCATGCTGACATACAAGACAATGCAAATAGTAACCCAGTACAAGGTCTTACAAAACGATCTGGTACACAGTTTATTACTTCATTAGGAAGTTCTGCTATTGGTAATGTTCATATTCAAACTATCAATAGAGATATAAGCGAAAGATATGTAGCTGTATTCAGTAATGGTAATGTCAAAGTTTATGAACTAGATGGTACTGAGAGAACAGTAAACAAACCTGATGGTACTGCTTACCTAAATACTTCTAATCCTAGAGGTGTCATAAAAACTATTACTATTGCTGACTTTACCTTTGTTGTAAATACAAGCGTGACTACTGCTATGGATAGTGCGGTAAGTGCTGGCAATATAACTCAAGCAGTTGTATTTATAAATCAGGTATCAGATAAGACTACATATTCAATAACTGTAGATGGGGTGACTGTTACTGATGACACCACAAATGATGCAACATTATCTACAACAACAGTTGCTTCTGATCTAGTATCAGGTCTTAACTCTGGTCTTACAGGTTTTACTATTGCTCGTAATGGTCCTGTTATACATATCAAAAAGAATGATGGCAGTAATTTTTCTATAGATGGTAGTGACTCTCAAGGTAATACACAGTTAACAGTAGTAAAAGATTCAGTACAGAGATTTACTGATCTACCAACAGTTTCACCCAATGGATATGTTGTAGAAATAAAAGGAGATGAAGCTACAAACTTTGATAATTACTACGTTAAGTTTGTCACTAATAATGGTGGTGCTTTTGAAGAAGGGCAATGGGAAGAGACTGTAGAAGCTGGCATACCTTTTAAATTTAACTATGACACTATGCCACACGTTCTTATACGTCAGGCTGATAATAATTTTAGGTTTGCAAGAGTAGATGGTGATAGTTATACCATCTCTGGTACTACTTATACATTACCGAAATGGGGTGAACGTACTGTAGGAGATCAAGATTCTGCACCAAACCCTTCTTTTATTGGAGCTACTATAAATAACGTATTCTTCTTTAGAAACAGATTAGGCTTTTTAGCTGATGATAATGTTGTCTTATCAAGAGTTGCAGAGTTCTTTAACTTTTTTCCTGAGACAGTTATATCTGTTATAGATTCTGACCCTATAGACGTTGGTGCTTCTCATACTAAAGTTGCGATTCTTAAACACGCAGTAACTATGGGAGAACAGTTGATCTTATTCTCAGATCAAACGCAATTTGTTCTTACCTCTTCTTCTGATGCCTTAACACCAAAGACTGCAAACGTAGTCGTAGCAACAGAATTTGAGTCTAGTGATTCTGCACAGCCTGTAGGTTCTGGTTCTTCTATCTATTACTTAACTCAAAAAGGTAGTTTTGCTGGTGTAAGAGAATATATAACTCAAGAAAATGTAGCCATTAAAGAAGCTAGTAATATCACTATTCATGTACCAAGACTGATACCAAGTAATGTTTTTAAATTAGCTGTATCTACTAATGAAGATGTTTTAGTTTTGCTTGGTACTGATAATCCAAACAAGCTATATATCAACAGATGGTTATATGGTGAGAACTTTCAGAAGATATTAAATAGCTGGTCAACTTATACTTTTAATTCTGCCAGATCTATCAGAAATATAGACTTTATTGGTACTGATTTGTTTTGTGTAGTAGAAGAAGCAAATGGTACGTCATTAGAAAAGATACCTTTTGAAGCAGAATTTAGAGAAACTAATTCAGACTTTGAATTTCATTTAGACCATAAGGTAACAGAAGCAACAAGTGGTGTTTCTGTTGCCTATAACGCAAGCACAGATGTAAGTACCTTTACAGTTCCTTATAGACTAAGAGCCAATATGAATATTGTTGGTAGATATTTGGCAAGCGGTGAAACAAGTACTTTTGTAAATCCCCAGGGTAATACAGTTACCTTAAAATCTGGACAACTGATACAGTCAACAAACACTACAAATGGTTCTACCTCTACCATTACAGCTAATGGTGATTTTAGAAATAGTAAATTTATTATTGGTGAACCTTTCTTAATGCACTATAGATTTAGTCAGCAAAGACTTACAGAAGGTGCAGGTCAACGAAGTGAATTTATTAGTGGCAGATTGCAACTGCATCACTTCTATATAAAGTTTGAAGATACTGGATTCTTTAAAGTAGAGGTAACACCTGAGAATAGAGACACAAGTACCCATAAATTTACTGGTCGTCTGCTTGGTGCTGCGTCTGCTGCTATCGGTCAGATAAATCTAGAGACAGGTACGTTTAGAGTACCAATAATGAGTAGGGCAGATAGAGTAGATATAGATGTTAAGAATGACACGTTCTTACCAACACAGTTATCAAGTGCAGAATATGAAGCTATGTTCTATATGAGAAGTCGTAGAGTCTAAATGGGGTATTTGAGAAAAGCAAACTTACATGACCTTAACCATGTATGTAAAAACATGAGGGAGATGGATAAAATAGAAGCTTATTATCAGACAGGAAAAGAACCAGAAGATGCACTACGACTAACATATTTATATGGACAACAAGTTTTAGCTATAGCTGGTGACGAAAATCAACCAATGGGTTTATGTGGTGTAATAAGTGATGGTTGTATATGGTGTATAACAACAGATGAGTTGTTTAGTAATAGAAAATATAAAATACAATTAGTAAGAGAAGGTAAGAAATGGGTAGATGATCTATTGAAAAATTATAATTTGCTATACAATATGGTATATGCTGAGAATACAACAGCTATTAAATGGCTAAAAAGTCTTGGGTTTACTTTTATTAATTATCACGCAGAATATGGAAAAGAAAGTAAACCATTTTATGAATTTCTGAGGATTGCCTAAATGTGTGTTCCTATACTAGGACTTACTGCTACTCAAGGTGGACTTTTTCTTGGGTCTTTAGGTCTTGGTCTGGCTAGTGGTATTTCACAGAGAAACGCAGCGAGGGCAGCAGCAGATCAACAATATCAATCTTCATTAATAGCAAACAGATCAGCAGAACAATCTTTCTCAGCACAACAAGAAGCTTTAGCAGATAATCTAAAAGAAACAAGAGCTTCGTCAGCACAAGAAAATTTAGCAAAAACTATAGAAGGATTACAGGCTAGAGGTCGTACCATAGCATCAGAACAGGCAGGTCTTACTGTTGGTTATCTACTGCGTGATGCAGAAAGACAGTCAGCAAATGCTAGAGAATCTATAAATCAAGCACTTGAATCAGCAACTAAACAATATAGAAGGAATGTTGATGGTCTTGTTTCACAGAGAGATAATAGACGTAATGAATTACAAAGTAATATAAACCAGGCATATAATCAGATACCTTCATTAGGTTCTGTATTACTTAATGTAGCCACATCAGGTCTTAACTCTTACACTTCTATTGCTAATCTCGCATGACCTCAAGTTTTCAAAGTACAGCCTTTAGATCAGCAGCTAGTCCTGTAGATACTTTTGTAGCACCGCCAAGAGTATTGCCAAAGACAGGGGCAGAAGAGTTAGCAAGTGTTTTACAGGCAGTAAATCCTAACTTACAAAAATTTATTGGTACACGAATTGAACAAGAAGCCAAGAAAGAAGCTAATAAAGCCATAAATGATGCGTTAGATGGTTCGTTAGATGACTTTAAAGAAACTACAAAAATATTAAAATCAGGTGAATTGATTGGTGGAAATATATTTTATGATCGAGCTTTCAGAAGAAGTAAAGCACAAATTTTAGGTGGTACTTTAGAAACAAAATTAAAAAATTCTTACCGCACAACAACTATTGATGGTAAACCACTATCAAGTTTTACATTAGATTCTCAAGAATATAAAAATTGGGAAAGTGGACAGATAAATGAAGTTATAGATGCTGTTGGTGATATTGATGAAGATACTTTTACTAAAAAGTTTTTACCTTATCTTATAGACGCAAAAGATAAAATTAATGAGTTTGCATTAAAAGAAAATCAAAAACTTGAATTTACAAATATAGAAGCGTCAGCTACAAATATTGCCAATAATGTTCTTGAAATGTATTCAGCTAGCCTAAGTCAAAAAGATGGTTTTAATAAAAAGAAATTTTTATTGATGATGAACCAAATAGAAACTTTTGAAAATGATGTTAATAAATTAGGTCTTACTCAAACTCAAAGATCAACTCTTAATAAATCTATATTAGATAGTTTGGCTGCTAAAGCACAAGAGATAGGTTATGAGACAGGTGACGAAGAACTTGCTAGAGAACTGTTTGGATTTGCACAATTCTTTCCTTATGGTGCTGGTGGTAAATTAAATCTTACAAATCATCCAGATTTTATTTCTACTAGAAACAAACTTACAGAAGGTGTTGAAGACTATAGTGCCAAAAAAGATAGCCGATTAATAACAGAAGCTAAAAGAATAAAAGAAGAACAATTAAATAGTAATTTATTATTATATGTTGATTTACTTAATGCAAATAAAGGAGAAGAAGCAGCAAACTTACTCGAAAGAATTAAAGGGTCTAACCCACAGAAAGCAGCTTCAATAGAAACTAATGCAGCAGCTTTAGATGGTGATACATTATCAAGATATGCACAAGTTCAAGCAAACATCTATTCAGGTAATGTTTATGAAGATTTAGCTTCTTCTAGAGCAGCAGCAATAGGTTGGTTTTTTGATGATAGAACACCTAAAACTCAAAAAAATCTTACGTTATTAAATAAATTAATGACCTTAACTGGTTCTGTTGACAAAGGTATTTTAGAACCTCTTAATGGATATTTTGTTAGATATGAAAATAGATCAAAACTATTATTAGAAACAGATAATAAATTTAAAATATATAAAGCAATACGAAAAGATCAGATGCTTTCACTAATAAAAGTAAATACAGAAGATTTAAAAACAGAATTTAGAGAATGGAGATTACAAAATGAAGATGCTGGTACACAAGGTTTTGAAGAGAAATACTTAGACTTACAAGCCAAATACGAAGGAAAACTTATTGATCAATTAAATACACTTGTAGATCCTTCAGCAACACAAGATGATGTTAATACTGAAATAATAAATCAGAATGAAAGTGGTCTTGAAGGTGTGCCTACAAATGCAGAAGGTGTTGATACCAATAGTGCAAGTTTTTTTGGTAATCAAGAATTACCAAGAACAGAACAAAGAGTGATCACAGAATTGCAAAACATGGGAGGTATTACAAAAGACAACAGAGATAACCTTATAACAGCGATACAAAAAGAAAAAGAAAAAATGTTTATAACTAACGTAACTGGTAAATCAGAAGCAGATCGCATGATTAGATTTTTACAGACAGGTGAATATGGTTTTGGAACTCAAGGTGCAAAAGTATATGAACCAATGAAACTTTTAATAGATGGTGACAATATAGAAGCTGGTGCTTTTAGTGATGTAAGTGAAGAAGAGTCACCTACTACAGTTGAAGTTCAGCAAGGAGATACTTTAAGTCAAATAGCAGAAGAATTTGGTATTCCTTTAAAAGCTTTTATGGAAGCAAACAACATAACTAATGCAGATTTAATAAGAGCAGGTCAAGAATTA